CACTTGCATTTAATCCAAAGTTTACCCAAGATAATTTTTTTGGAGTAATAATTATATCACCAGCATTATTAGCACCTTGAAAGTTTTTTCTAAACTTATCTTTTAATTGTTGGGCTTGAACCTCATTTAAATCACCCTCATCACTCATTAATACACCTCTAGCTGTTTGGTTTTGTAAATATTTAACCCCAGTTTGTACCGCCTCATTATTTGTTGTCATTGATCTTAAACCAGCTCTAAGTGGTGATTGACCATAAAGATGTGAACCAGATCCATCAAAATATGGGTTAAAATCTTTTATGTGGCATATTTGATCAGCTGGTATTTTATATTGCCCATTGTACTCGATTGCATATTCTTTTACCGGTTGCATTATGCCACCAGATATTATTTCAATTAATTGGCTAGGCATAACATATAATTCTTTGTATTTACCAGCACCATTGCCAGTTTCCGGAGCAATACCATATATGTATCTATTGCCAGTTAATTTACCAAATGCAATAAGCTCAGTAATCCAAGATGCATACGATTGAGCTGGGTTTGGTCGTTCTAGTAATTTATGCAAATCAGTATCATGTAATTCAATTAGTGCGTGTTTTTTAAAATAATTTGCTTTGTGCATAACACTAGAATCTAATGTGCCATTACTCATAGCTTTATATCTTTTATAGTCATTATCATTTACCTTTTCATAAACTTGGAATGGTATTGATGATGCTGCTTTTGCTATGATATTTATTAATGAATATACAGTTGCATTTTTTCTGTATCCCTCGTTTATATATGTAGTGTCGTTTTCTGGATTCCAAACTATGCTTTCACCTAGCCAGTTGTAAATAGCTTTGTTATATTCTTGCGCTGTTTGTTGAGCATTTTTGGTTAATAGGTTTCTGAATCGGTCAAAGATTGATGCCATTAAAATAAAATTTTATGTAAAAATACAAAATAATAAATTCTTTTATTATACAACAAAAAAGTCATTACGATTTCGCCATCTTGAATAAACACAATAACGAATACTGTCTAACAAGTGATCTTGTTGATTTGTTTTTGGTTTGTTAATTATTGTGCCATCTTTTAGCTCATCATAAATATATGATAATTGTTCTTTTAAAATGTTTGTTGATTCCTTACTTACATATATATCAAACTCTTTTAATAGTGATATACCAGCATTAATACTGCCTTGACCTTTCACAGCACCCTTTGCTAATACACTCATTTGCCTAAGCTCCTCAATACTTTTTGGCTCAGCACTATCACAATACATTAGCATATCATTTAGCTTTTGCTCTTTAATAAACTCGGCAATATCTCTGTTAGTCATTCCTTTTTTATAAATAAGCTCATGAATGTATAAGCTGTTATTATGTTTACCCACTTTTACAATAGCTAAATTGTCTTGGGAAAATCCAAAATCACATCCTAAAACCTCATCATCTAATTGTGGAAAATCAGCATAGGGTATGTAATTCCAATTTTTAAATATTTGTTTTTCACTAAATACAGCTCTTTGTCCCTCACCATATACACGCCAATAATCAGGATCCCTTTCCCTTATCCTTTCAATTTCATTTATTAATTCTTTAGGCAAAAACTTATTGTCTTTGTATGTAGATATAAATAAGTTTGCATCATCTCTCTCGGCTAAGTCATAAAGATAATGTATTGGATCAGATGGGTTAAAATCAATCAATATTTTTTTTCTAGTTCGCATTACTAATTGCTGGTAATCCTCAAAAAATAATTCATTGCCCTCATTAATCCAAAGTATATCCCTTGCGGATCCCCTAATCTTTTGTGCATCATCAGCACTAAACATTTCTAGTGTATGCCCATTAAATTCAAATGTATTTTCTGACTTGTTATGCACCCCATTCCAATATATACCCAATTCCTTAGAAATATGTAGAAAATCCCTTAAAACTGATCTTTTAAGTGCTGGTAATGTTTTCCTAACTATGCTTATAGTCAATGGTTTCTTTTCAGTAGTCATTAGATATAAACAATATTGCATCAAGCTCCAGGATTTACCAGATCTTGTACCGCCTTGCCAAATATTTAATCTAGCATTAGTGTTTACAGCTTCATAAAATTGTTTGTTACAAAACTCAGTTATTCTTTTTGGTTTGATGGTGTCCATTCAATTAGTTTGCTTTCAATAGAGCTATCATGTTGTATTTCTTGCCTTTCAACATAACCTCTCTTTTTTCCTTTTGTTTTAAGTAGAAATATTGTTGCTGTAACATTCCCATCTTGTATCTGTTTATGTAACTGGCTTTCAGCAAAATCTAATGTAATATCTTCTATTGATTTAACCTCTGCTGCATAGTTAGGATCATCTTTAAGCCAATTGTAATGTGTTTGTCTATTGATACCAACCGATCTAACAGCTGTTGTAACAACTGATAAACTTTTTTCCAATGCTTTTAGCATTAATCTTTTTTTATGTGTCGAAACTTGTCTATTTGCCATTTGACAAAATTACATAAAAAAAAAGGGAAATTCTAAACTGTGAATCACTGTAGGCGAATAACCCTTTTAATTACCTAATGCCAATAGAATTAACCTGGCTTTTTATATTAGGTTTTAATATTGTTCTTCAATTTTATCTAAATTATAATATGCTTCTTCAATAGTTTCAAAAAAAGTTTCTTCACCAGTTTCAAAATCAGTAACAAGATATTCAACATCTTGACCAAAAGAGCTAACAAGAGTAATGTTGTTTTCTAAAGCTATATAAACGTAGCCAGAATTTGAATTAAATCCTACTTCGAAAATATCTTCTTTCGAACAATTTTCTGCGTATGATTCCCATAATTTAGATAATGATTTTGCTTCTAAGTAAGCTGGATTTTCAAGATTAATGTAATTCATAATTGTAATGTTTTAAATTTATTACAAATATATAAAAGAATATTTTAAAAAACAAAATTTTTTTTAAATTAATTAGAGCGTGATGGTGGAATTGCACCCCTTTTCCTAACTGGTTTGTTAGGCACATTACTGTATATGCTAATCACGCATGGTTTTCCTTTCTTTTAAAGATATTTTTTTTCCTTTATACATTCCAGCTCCTTGTTTATCAATTTCATCAAAAGATAATATTTCTGTGTTTATTTTACAACTTTTATCAATTAAATAAATATATCTATTTTGAAATCCTTTTAATTTTTTTGCACCTTTAAAATTATATTTAGAATCACCTCGTTTTGCAACTATTTCGCCATTTGCTAATTTATAAATTGTTCCATTTTTATTTATGTTAGTCAATTTAAATCCACTAGCTCTATATATTGTACCATCACCACATTGAGTTGCATCTGAATATGATAAAATCCATTTAATCTGTGGAGCATTTTTTTTTATTAATTTAAATGCTATTGAAATACATCTGCTTTCAGAATTTTTAGGTAAATAATCATCAAAAGCCATTCTATTCAATTCTAGCATTTCATTCCATTTTTGATTAATTGATTTGTTTTTTGTTTCAACTAAATTTAAAACATTTCTTTTATCCATTGGAGGACCAAAAGACATTACGCCATGTAATTTTTTATCTAAAAAACAACCAAAATGTAATTGCGACATTGAAACTATTTTGCCAGAATAATGATTTAATTTTACAAATTCATTAGCAATGTTGCTTTTAATTATTTTAACAATTATTTCTTTTGCCCTACCCATTGAGATACTAATAAATATAATGCATTACCATTGCTGTTTTCGTTTCCAAATGTTTCAACAAATTTAAAATCATCTGTTTTTTTTATATCATTTAAAGCATTTTTAATAATTTCAACTTGCTTATCTGCTAATATATAAGTTTGTTGCTGAAAAGGTTCTTTGTCTCCATCTGGTAAATTAAAATCAGTTCCTAAATCATCTGGATCAATAAACTCTGGTAAATTTAATCCCCACTCATCTACTAATTTAGTGTTCCACTCATTAGCTAACATATCAAAATCCCAGTCACCAAAATTAATATTATCTTTTATAATAAATTCTTGTTTTTGTTTTTCTGACCACCCAATAGCTTTATCTATCCAAACTTCAAATAAACCAGCTGATTCACACGCTTTTAATCTCATGTTGCCTCCAAGAACAACTAAATTTTCATCTACTATTATTGGACGTTTTTCAAACATTTCTGGAAATTCTTTAATAGATTTTACTAGTTTTTTAAACTTACTATCTCTAATGTATCTTGGATTATTAGGGTTTGGCTTTATTTTTTTTATGCTAATTTTTTCCTTCATGTTTGCTTTTTTGCTTATACAAATATAAATATAAATCCCATATTTTATCACTTGCATCTTTTTGAGATGTATATGTGTGAGGTGATCTAATTAGTTCACCATCATCATAAATTTCCACAAAAACCGCATTAGATTCTTTTATAGGAACAATATATACTTTAATATTATTTTCTAAACACCAGGATTGTGCTTTTAAGTATTTATTCATGTTAAAACATTCTTATTTGTTGTTTGTGTTGCTCTATTCTTTTTAATGAATTTTTAAAATGCAATTCGTTTAACTCGCTACCTATATAATTGCAAGAAAAATCAATACAAGCAATAGCAGTTGTGCCTGACCCCATAAAACTATCATATACTAAATATTCTTTTTTGCCAGATACTTTTAGGATTCTTTCTACTAAAGCAAGTGGCATTTGCGTTGGATGTATTCTACCCTCTTTTTTACTTATATTGTGGGGTACATACCAAACAGAACTTAAAGGGTCATCAATGCCACAATCTACATTTAAATAAATATCATCTGTTTTAGACAAATGATAAATAATTTCATAATCCAAATGAAACCTTTTATTTGTGCTATCAAAACTACCAGCATATTTCCATATAATATAACTTTTTAAGTTGAATAATTTAAAACCATCTGTAAACTCAAGCCAATGAACAGTATTAAGTTTTTTATTAAATGTTTTACTCTTTATATTAAAATATATTTGACCAGTAGGTTTTAATATTCTATGATATTCTGTAAATAATTTATTAATATAATCAGAATAAAATTTAAAAAATAATATATCTTTTTGTTTACCTGCATATCCTGCACCACCAAAATCTTCATAAGGAGGGGATGTAATTATAATATCAATAAAATTATCTGGCATTTTTGCCATTGTTTGTAAATTATCTTCATTATATATTTTATTTAAATCCATATTATATATTTTCATTCTGTGCCAGATATTATATCTTTTTTATTAGAATCTTCAACAAGCATTGCAAAACCTAATAACAGATAATTTAAAGCATCTGCATAACGACTATCTATTGGCTCAGCTTGATGCATACTAGGATCACCAGCATGGCTTAAAATGGCTTGTATATGCTTATTAAAGAACACCGCCCAAACTTCCATAGGTTGTATTCCAATACTTTTAGATGTTTGTTTAAAATTGTTTAATACATCAATACTTTTGTTTGTGTATTCTGGTTGTTTAGCATCCATTATATCTTGAGCTTTGTCTAAGATATATTGTCTAGTTTCAATAAATTCTTTTTGTGTCATGTTATTTTTATGTTATTTTATGTTATTTTATGTTAAAATAATTCAGTTTGTGTTATATCATTTTTATGTCTTATGCCCATTACAGTATCTAATATTATTTTGCCAATTTCATAGTCAACTAAATTTCTAGCAATTTTAACTTTACTTTGTTTGCCTTTATATGTACTTAAATCAATTTTATGAAATTTAGAAAATGCTTTTAATTCATTTTTAACATGACCAATTTCTGGGTTTTTTCTTATTTTTTTTATATAAGGCAATTTAAAATTTGCCCAATATAAATGTCTGCTTAATTTCTGAGCTGGTAACAAAGGTTGATAATATGGAATTACATTTTCGACTATATATTTACCTTTAAATCTAGGGTTTTCACCTTTAGATACAGTTTCTAATAAAATAATTTCTTCATATAATTTCATGTCTGGATATTTAGTTTCAACTTTTGTATTCCATCCTCTTGCTCTTGAATGTGTTGGACAAGGTGGAGAACTCCAAATAAAATCATATTCTTTATAATTTTTAAGCAAATATTCATGAGCATCATCAACAATCACTTTGTCATTTGGAAACCTCTCTTGATATAATCTAGCAAGTTCAGGATCCCACTCAACAGCTGTAATTTCATGATCATTACCCCACTTGTATCTATTGCCACCAAGACAAGAATATAGATTTAAAATCTTCATAGTTATTATTTAAAATGGTACGTTATCTTTTATTACTTGTATTTTCTTTTCGCCTTGAAATATCTCTTTGTAGATACCCCCATTATCAAAATCTGGAGCTATCTCAAAATCACCTAATTGCCCATTCTCTTTTCTTTTTACCTTTTCGACATGAACTCTAACAACATCACTTTTATATTTTGTTTTTTGCCCAATACATCTATAAGCAATTAAACCATTATATGCTTTATTAAAAAAATCAGCTGAGCCAGAAATATCATAAAGAGTTGGTTTTTTATATACACCACCCTCACTTTCAATTTTTCTTGGATGAGCAACTAAAAATAAATGAGTATTGGTTTGCTGACAAAATTGTGTTATTTGACTAAGTATTTTGCCTATATAACTATGATCTCTTTGAGCTGAATGATCAAGCATATTCCATGGATCTATAACACATACATTTATACCCTTTTGAAACACAAGCTCTCTAAATGCATTTAAAATGCCTTTTAAGGTTAAGTTTTCTAAATCAATTTTAATCCAATAAAAATGATCTTCAATAAAATCTTTAGTATTATTTAAATCATCACTATTGCAATTTTTTTCATTTAATTTATTAGCTATTCTTTTTATATGCCCTTCATAGGGAAAACTCTCAGGTGAAAACATTGCACATCTAAAGCCATGTTTAGTAGCTAAATTGCAAAGAATCTGATCTAAAATGTCAGATTTTCCCGAATTGGGTATGCCCGACAATACACTCCATTCCCCAAATGCTAACTTAAAGTAGTTATCAGATCCTGGTAAACCTATTGAATAGTTAGTAATACCATTTTCATTATAATTTAAAACATCTTGCCAAATGTTATCTAAATTTAAAACACCCTCAAGTGGAAAATCTTTAGCTTTACTTATAATATTTCTAAGTGTCTCAGCTCCCTTTTCAATTAAAACTTCATTAGCATCTTTAAAATCACCAAACTCAACATACTTGCACCTATACTTTCCAAATCGCCTAGCTAGTTCATTTCTAAGTTGTAAACCAGCATCATCATTATCAGTACAAAGTATTATTTCTTTTTTATCTTTAAAATATTCATAGCAATTATCTAAGTATTCTAATTTCTGTGATCCTTTACTTGCACCATTTGGAACTGAGCAAACACTATATAACCCAGCTTCATGTAAACTAAGTGCATCCATTTCGCCCTCAACTATGTAACATTTGTTTAATTCTTTTATATTATCAATACCATAAAATATAAGCTCAGCTCCAGAAACTAATTTGAAATTCTTTTCGCCATCTCTATATTTTACATTTACAACTTTATTATCTCTATAATAATTAAAATTTATACATCTTCTTTTAGCTTGAACTTGAGGCATAAATTCTAATGATTCGCCAATTTTCCAATGAATAAGAGTTGGTTCAGTAATACCTCTATTGCTAAACCATTTTACAACCCTTTCGGCAATGTTGGAATTTACCTTAGGAGGCAAAACAAACTCAACTTTTTTCTTAAACTTAATACCTACATTACCACCCCAACCACAATTATGGCAATTATATAACCCCTCATCTATATTTACTGAAAGGCAATCATCACTTTTATTTTTCCTAGTATGTGAGCATTGTGGACATTTAGTTTTAACAGATCCAGTTGATCTTTTTAGGTTAATGCCTAAAGCCAATAAGTCATTATAGTGATTCATAAATAAAAATATTCTTTAAATATAAAAATTTATTTTAAATATTTAATAAAAATAATAATTCTTTTTTTTTTAAAAGATTACTTTTTTCAATAACGTATGCTTTTACTCTAGTCATTCTTTTATTACAATCTTGAAAAATTATATTATTTAAACTAAAACCCTCAAAAGTGTAATTAGGATAATTACAAGTAAACAAAGCAAATATTTTACAATCTGTATTAGCATATTCTGGTATCATCAATGGATGATCTTTTCTATTTACTTTTACATCAACAGAATTTCCTAACCATTGGTGATCATAATCATCTGTTTTATTTACTTTACTAGTATTATGTATTTTAAAATCTGGGTATAAATTATTTTCCCTAGCAAAAATAAACTCACCACCAAATCCAACTATATTTAATTCAAGCTCTGATTTTGGATTTACTGTTTTAGATCCATCCCAGCCAGTTTTGATTTTATTATTATGCCTTTGCTCAGCAGATAATTTAACAATGGCTTGTTCGTATTTATCTAAACTATAAACTTTGCCAATAATCATTTTATAAAGTTTTTAAGTTGTTCAATTTCATCTCTATTTAAAATTTGTGATAAATTAAATTCATTGAGTTTATTATATTTTGTTATTGCACCTAATCTTTCAGAGCCATCCGGATCATTATATAATTTGTATTCTTGTATGCCTTTTATTTTATAATAACATTTTGGCTTATTGTATTTCTTATTATTTTCTATAAACCTATGAATGTACATAATACCATTTTTATCATGGTTTCTAATTTTAGTTAATGTTAAAAAATTATTTTTCCAAAATTCACTTTGTCTAGCATTTTTAACAGCTAAATAAATTTCATCTAAACTATACTTATCAATACGAACACACCGATCTAAACATATGTACCAGTCATTTTTTTGTTTATCATTTTTTGGTTGAAATCTAGAATCAAATAAGGCAACAAAATGAGGGAATGCTTTTTGCATTTTCTCAGTTTGTGTTATATTACTCTTTATATTGTTATCATTATATATAATATTACTTTGTAGCTGATTTTCCGACTTCGGTTTTATACGTTGTTGATTTTGCCCTTTATGGTTTGCTTTTAAAATATAATTATACCCTTTAAATTTTCCTTTATCTGTTACTCTTTGTCTTTCTAAATAGCCAACAGAAATAAGCTCGTTAATCTTTGATCTAATGGCATCTCTACCCTCTTTAAAATGTCCGCAAATAAATTCGATAGTCATTTGTTGATCAGCTTTATGAGAAAATAAATAAGCATACAAGCCAGTAGCACCAACTGTAATATTTTTGTGCCTAAAAATAGAGCTAGGAATAATGCTAAAGTTGTCAAACTTTTTAGGTTTTAAAATCTTATTGTATTTCATAAATAAGTCGCTAAGTAATAAAATTATTGTTTGTCAACCAAACCTTTTATTCCATCACAAAATGTTTTTAGCTCTCTAAAAGTGTCAAAAAATTGATTATAAGAAATCTCATCATCTTCATACATAAACCATAGCAATTCCATTAGCAAATCAAACTCAGCTTCACTTGCAACCCCCACAAACTTATAATCATATTTAAACCCATCTGAACTAGATTGTGTCCATCTTACTCTTTGATTTACTTCCTCAAAATATATTTTTTTTGATCTAGCCATTATTTGTTGTTAAAATATTTATCTATTATTTCAATGCACTCATCCAAATTATTACTCCAAACAGCTAACCAATTCTTATTTTCAAGCGATTTAAGCCACTTTTTTTGGTTTGGTGTGGGTTTGTTATACCCAGCTTTTAATTCAATAGCTAAGCCATTATTAGTTTTATTTGGATCAAAAATCATTATGTCAGGAATACCAGGTTTAGTGCCTAAGTATTTCATTTTGTATTGTTCAAATGGTGTTCTTTTACCCTCGTTAGCTACATGAGTGTAAAGCGCACCTGGATATTTTAAACCAATATATCTCATAACTTGATTTTGCAATACATCTTCTTTGCCTAAATACTTTGCATATGGATTTCTTTTCATAAAGTTTTTTTACAAAATTAAAAAATATTTAGTCAGTATCACACATCATGTAAATAACTCTTTTCATTTCCTGGTTCTCATCTAATAATTTTTTATATTTTCTTTCAATAAATTGTAACTTATTTTTTAAATTATCATTTTCTAAAAGATAAAAATTATGATCATTAACTAACCTTTCAATACTTTTACCGGTTTTATTTTCAATATGAATTTTTTTTGCCTCATTCACAATTCTAGTATATAATTTATTTTTTATTGGATCATGTCTAATAATATATGGCAATTCTTTTAAACCATGCATTACAGTTGCATGATTTTTTTTAACAGATTTACTAATTTTTGCAAAACTCATTTCACCAAAAGTTCTACATAAATAATAATAACAACTCCTAGCAAATACATAGTCAAACTGCCTAGTGGGTTTATTTATTTTTAAATTAGTATGCCTTTCGACAATCTCCCTATATTTTTCTAGTGAGTGATTATAAAATATATGATCCATCTTCATGTATATTATGCCAGTCATATCTTGATACAACTCCAGTTTCTAAATATTTTTTCCATTGTCTAAAAGCATTTTTATATGCCATCCTACCAAATTCAATGTCCTTTTCATCTAATGTATAAACCTCAACTGTATAAGGATATTTAGTTGTACAAGCTATAAATCTAAAATTATTAATGCCACACATATCCATATAAAATGCAGCTTGTAAATGATAACCCCAATTATATACATCTCTTTTAAATGCTTGAGGTGAATTATCTTGACAAGTTTTTACATCTGAAATAAAATCTGATACATGATTTATAACATCTGGTCGCACCCTAACATCAATGCCCTCATATTGAGTATAGTGAGACAATTCAATTTCACCTTTACAATATTTCTGAGCCAAATCATTTTGTCTAAAATCACCTAATATTGATTTTATTATTTCATGAATATCATCCTCAATTATAATTTTACCTTGAGCTAAATCAATTTGTTTTTGATATTCCTCTTTTCCAGCTTTAGTTCTTTTGTCAATTTTTTCTATAACATGATAAATGTCATGAAAATCATGTGGTTCTAATATAGCTTGATGAACAGCAGTTCCAAGTGCCATTGCTGGAGTTTCTTTAAATTGTTGATTGATCAAGTGATATACAGATTTTTTGTGTATTGTTTTTAAACCACTTGCACTTATACTATCGTGAGAATGATAAATGTCGTTACTATCTTTAGTTACTTTCATTGCTTACTATTTGATTTTTTAAAATTGTTTTTATAAGTATTGTATTAGCTTTTTTTTGCTCATCTCTATTATTAAAATGCATTTTATAACGACACCATTTGTGAGTAGATTTTAAATCAGTAGTAAAAAACAAATCTTTAATTAATTTACCCCATACTCTCATTGGTCGGTATATCTTAGTTACTTTGGTTACTTTCATAATTTTTCTTTTTATTTAATTCAATAATTTCTTGTTCTAACTTTCTTTTATCATCTATAATTTTTTTGTAATAATTATATTTTTTTTTATATCTTTTTGATTTCCAATGTCTATCTTGTTCCCATATACTTTTATGTAAATATATTTTAACTAATACAGAATATATATTATATTCATAACCCCATTGATCTGTTTTAGTTTTAACAACCTCACAAGATATAACCTCATATCTTTTATGATCTATAAACCCAGCTCCTTTAAATGGGCATCCTAAATAATCATCTAATAGTTGTTCATGTTCTGAGTAATCATAATCATAAATTTGATAAAAATAATCTCTTTTTTCAAACTTTAATAATTGTAATAAATGATATAAAAAAGTTTCTTTAAATTTTAGTTTCATAAATAAATTTTAAAATTAGTTTTAAATTTAAAAAAATATTTTTAATTATTCAAATAAATTATAAAAAAAAGGCAAGAAATAAATCTTGCCCTTTCAAATTCCCTTTGTTTGCCAGTATTATAAAGGAATATCTAATTTGTCAATATTATCTTTTCCTATCCAATTATTTTCTAAGTCGATAACTTTATAATTGTACTTAACTAAAAGATGGATTGCACTATTAATTTTTTTTGCCTCTTTTCTAAAATGGTCAAAAGTTTCGTTTTCGATAACCATAATTAAAAAATTTAAAATGGCAAATCATTACTAGCTTGACTGGGTTCACTAGCTTTTGATTCTTGTTTAGGTTGCCAAGTATTAATCTCACCATAGTATTTTCCACTTTGAGATTTTTTCAGATCTATATTAACCCAACCATTTTTAGTGTGTTTATCTAAAAAAGGTTTGAACTCATCAACCTTTACACTTAAATTACCAATTACAAAATCAGGTGCATTGTCATTTCTTTTGACAATTAAACCCTCTGTAAAAATTTTCTCGTTTGCTTCCATATTATTTTATATTAAATTTATTATTGATTTTTTCTCTATATTCTTTTTTCATCTTATAATTAGCAACCACCTTTTCGGCTTGTTCTTTAGTGCCTTTTAGTGTTGCATTTAACTGAGTTTCATTTAACCAAGTTCTATTATCTTTAACTTGATTAACAACAGCTGTTTGAACCTCATCAGCTGATGCAATGGCTGTATCAATACCAATACCCAAGTAACCTAATGCCCTACCTAAAGCACTAGTAAAACCATTTTCTACAAATGATGTTTTATTAATATAGCTTGAATCTCTATATTCTTGAGCATGAGCAACTGCCATTTCAAATCCATCTGGATTTATTATGGTTACTTTAAATAACCCCTCTTTGTCATCTAAGGAAACTACATCCTCAGATATTCGCCACCCTTTGTATTGTGGCTGGGATCTAAAATATATTAGTCGTTCATTGACTGTAATATATTCCTTACCCTTAATGTTTACTGATTTCATAAAATTATAGTTTGGTTTAAATTAATCTTTTAATGTCAAATCCTGAGTTTTTTAATTTAGTAATATCATCAACAGTAAGCCGACCAGGATTTTCAATCTTGCTTTTTAATGTTGGCATAGTACAACCTAAGATTGTACAAATTTGGTATCGCTTAAAACCTAATCGTTTTAGCTCATTCCTAAAATGAATTTCAAATATCATATATATTATTTTGACTACAAAAATAAAAAAAAATTTTTAAATAAAAGAATTATTTTAATTTATTTTATAAACGAAACCCCCAAAGTGTTAGGCACTCTAGGGGTTTCTCAGCAAACAAGGAAAAGAAAAAAGTTTAAAATGTTGCTTTAAATGTACTGGTTTGGTCATCATCTTGATTCGGTAAATGCATTATAACTTCATATGTATTTCTTTTTACATTGTAAGTCATTGAATCCATAATACAGCTTACTGGTTCTCTTAAAACACTTGAACCAAAATCAACCCATATTTTATTTTGTAAACCCATTGGATCAGTAAGTAAATTATATAATTTACCCTCATATCTAACCAGGTTAGTTCTATAATCATTTATAACTTGTTGACTGACTATCTTTTCCATAGTAGATTCAAAGTTAGCATTGTTGTCTCTTGGGCGCATTACTCGACCAGTTCCACTTAATGCATTAGCATAATTATTATGCGATAATTGTAAGTCAGTTATATCTAATTTACCAGACAAATTATCACTTGCGGCCCTTACTCTTTTATATTCAAAATCATCAATTTTACCATAAAATAGTGTACGTTTGTCTCCATCTTTTCTATCAAACTCTATACTGACATTGTCATAATATAAAGCATTTAAACCACCACTATTTTGTACATAAGGTTCGTATAAATCTAATTTTAAAGTTCCGCTATAAGGAAACGAACCTAAGTCATAAGAAAACTCTTGCCATTTGTCAGGATCTTCATCTATTGATTGTGTGTTTATAACAGCAGTTGTCGACCAGCTTTCTGAGCTATCATTCCAATAATATGTGGGATCTAATGGTGGTATTGGTGCATTATCTTCTATTCTTAATTGCCACCTAAAACTAACCTCGCCATAATTACTATTAACATCGAAATAAGTGTTTATTTTTAAAGTATGTCCTAAATGTGTTGAATTAACTACATAAACATCACCACTTGTTAATGTTTTTCTAGTATTAGTGCTGGTTTGTGTTTGTGAGTTTTTAAAACTTTGATTGCCTTGTTTTGCAAAATCTGTTGAAATTTCACCAGGTGATGTTGTTGCTGTTGATGTATATGTACTCCAAAAATTTAATCCATTTTCAAAGCCACTATTTTGAAAGTTGTTTGTTTCTAAATATTGTGATGTCTCATGTGTTATTGCAATCTCATTTAATGGGCGTAAATATTCTTTTGCTAAACTATTTTCTAATGGCGTTAAATCAGTTGGCAATTTTCTTAAAACTTCTATATTAGATGTCGATTGGTATGTGCCTTGATAATTATAAATAACAAATTCTGGCAACTCAGTGCCATTGTTAACCAAATTAGCAGTTTCAGATGCTCTTATCCCAGTAGGTACAGTGCCACCAGCAGCAGTCGTTGCACTAGCATCTTTAACAGCTTGTCCAGAATAACTAGAATTGTTTAAAATATACCATCTTCCATAACTTTGGAAAATTCTAGCATTTGTAAATTTTAAAATTTGTTCAAGTGTATGTTTTGCATTATTTATACCAAATTTATCTTTCATTAGGGTATATGGATTTATAAACATTATGTCATAAATACTATATTGTGTGCTTATTGGATTTCTAACAAAAATATCTTGACTAACATAAATATCTAAATCTAAATCTAAATTTTCTAAAGTTGATGTTATCCATTGCCTAGCTGAAATTGAACTATAACTATTTTGATATAAAGTCATGTCAAACCCAGCTAAAGTTCCTAAACCATCTAGTGCTTTTAACGATATTGGGTAAGGTTTAGATGTTACTGCCTCTCTAAATTGATCAGTCACTAACCAACCAACCCAAAATAATTGATATACATCGCTTGTGTCTTTATAATAAATTTTTACTTGATATTCTCTCTCATCAGCTTCGTAAAAGTCATCATAATTTGTGTTGTTTGTAACAAATAAATTCAAAGTACATTCTGAACCTTTTATTGGTGAGTAAAAATTATCATCACCTTGCCAACTTATAATACATGGATCAGCGCCACCAACTAAATCATTTACCGCAGCGGTATAATTTTTTTTTAATATCTCTATTTTTTTACCATTTTCTAAATCATCAGAAAACTCTAATCTGTATTTAACACCATATGCCATTATAATATCCTATCTCTATTTTTATTTGCCCTTTGTAATGCTACAACTAAATCTTGCCCTTTTACAGTAAATGATCCACCTACTTGAACTTGTGATGATCCTCTATCAGCTATCATACTTTTTAATTTATCTAAAGGAGCAACTACCTCAGGGTTAGCTCTTGCTCCTGGATATTCTCCGAAGACACCCATTGTTGGTGTGCTAACAATACCACCCTTTGCAAATTCTTTAGGTTTTTTAATTTTACCAAAAGCACCTTTGACAGCAACAGCAGCTCCAGCAAGTAAAGCTGGTAAAACAAATGCTGCTAGTGGTCCAAATGATTTAGCAGTTGCACCAGCAGATTCAGCACCAAAACCCATTGTAGTAGCAAGTGATGCTCCAATAGCAGTCATTGCAGTTTCTATAAGAACACCAGCAAAAGTACCTAAAGCACTTTCACCAGCTCCTAAACCTTGCGCTATACTTTGTCCCATACTACCAAAAGTATTTTTGATTGAATCACCCATTTGTAAACCAATCTCTTTAAACTTTTGCATTTTTTCTTGTTGTAAAAGCAAGTTTGCTGTAAGTGTTGCACCAATAGCATTTAACCCAGCATCTA